TGTGGATTATATGCTTGGTGCGGTTATGGTGGTGCTGGTGCTGGTGATGCTGATTTCAGCGTACTTGTTCAGCAAGTAAATCCGCCAGTATTATCAGTAATACAAACATATACTCAATCAGAATTATCCGGCAATACAGATTATGATAGAATAATACAACCTACAGCCTTATTGGTTTCAGGATCTCCTAATATACCAGCATTGAAATTTAAAATTACTCTAAGAAAATTATCTGCTGACACAAACAAGACAGCACAATTAACTATTAAACATGTTGTGGCTTATTACAAAGGTACTAAAATTATCAGCCCTACTGATGTTTTAAAATTTGGCGGTGTTGGCCAGTTCATTGGATCATGGTCAGTGGGAAGAGCAACAGGTGATGGGTACACTGAAACTCATGTTGATGATGATGCTTATTCTGTCCAGCAAACTACTCTGACAGATGGGGTAACACAAGTTGGGGCTGTTGTAAATGAATTTGGATCTGCTGGTGGTGATTTTGCTGTTGATGCTCAAGAGGGTGATATATTAGAAATTACTGATGGAAATGCTAATTTAGTCGGTCAGTATCCTATAAAATCAATTACATCAGCGACAGTGTTGGTAATTGAGGGGGATTTCTCTGAAGCTGATACAGGGCTTGACTTCCAGATAAATAGATCTTCTGTGTGTCAAAATGGTGCTTCAATAGTGGAGCAATTGATCAGGGATGAATTAGGCCTAGTGGATGCTGAGATCAATATGGATTCTTTTAATATTGCTAGCAATGATGTTTCCACTTCTGTATTGAAATTTGCCGTGGAAAATAAACCACAGGACACAGATAAATTCATTGATGATTTTGCTAAGAAATTAAAATCACTCATATATTTTGACGAACAAAACAGAGCATCGATGAGGACTTTTGTATCCACAGATCCTTTCAGTGCCTCAAATCTCATCAGTGAAATTGAAGATACTACAGGATCAAATTGGGTGGATCAATTCTCATACAATCATCATAAAAGGGCTTTTTTATCTACCACAAACGCAGAGACAACCACCCTAGATATTAGAGAGCAATATTCTGATACTGATGGCTCTTGTACTTTGGGGGGCAGTATATTAGGGTCAGCAGGGGCTCAATTTATAAAGGATGGAGTTACTACATCCAGTGTATTAATTATAACCACAGGATCAAATGCTGGTACATATACTATAACCACAGTGAATGCTACTAATCTTGTAATATCAGGGACATTTCCTGTGGCTGATTTTTCTATGACTTTCAAAGTACAAACCACAATATCTGTTGTTCCTACAAAGGACATTTACAAAGGGGGATCTGTATTAGCATCTGAAGTTGCTACATTGATTGAAGATGGCAGTATATTGAGCTGGTCTGTAGGTTATAATATTACAACAGGGATTTTCACTATTGATCTTGATACTGCTGTTACTGGTGCTGGGACTCTTAATTTCAGCGTTATGGCCAATTCCGGTGCGTCAGATTTTTTCTGTGAAGTAATGGGATTTTACAAAGGAGATACCCACACAGATATCACCACTGTGGATAGTGACTTTGGTGTATTTGAAGGAATGTTCCTGTGCCATGTAATTGAAGAGGATTCATTCAAGTTATATAGAGATAATAAATTGATTAATGACTTGAAAATAACTATGAATGATAATACTGTAGTTTCATATTCTGATGCTACTTCAATTACAGATCATGGGACTCAGCCGGATAAAAAGACTCACAAATACACAAGAGATGAAGCCACAGCAGATATTTTTGGAGATCACATTATTGCTCGCAACAAAGACAAGGTATTTACTTGTGAATTTAATGTGCTTGGTATGACTCCACTTATATACAATCAGTGGGATTTTATCAATGTTAGACATCCTGTGTCTGATGGTATATTTGCCAACCCTGAAACAGAGAAATGGAAAATTCTAAACATAGGCCTATCCAGTGATTCAATGACCACATCTATAATAGCAGAACATATTTAATATTTTTTTTTAAAAAAAGATTAGAAAACATTAGGTTCATGTTATTGAGCAACCCTATTTTTAGATAGGTTAAGAACAACAAAGAAACAAAGGAGATGAAAATGGAAATTAAAATTACAAAAGAAAATAAAAAAAGCAACTGGGTTGAAGGTACTTGTGGTGATTATACTTTTCTAGCACAAGTATGGGATGAACCTTCTGAGCGTGGAATTGAAGGATCTGCTGTATCAAGATTATTTGTTAGCCACAAAAGCACTCCACTTAATAGAGTCATTGACTATGATCGTGAATGGTACACAAGACCTTCTCTGAAGAACAGATATTTATATGAAACTATCATGAACATAATCAACCCTGATGAACCTACTGATATGAAATTAGTAATAATATCCGAAATCAAAAAAGTTGTAGCTGACTATGTTGCTAACACAAATGAAATTTACAAAGCTATGGATTGTGCTGAATATGTAAATACAGATCCTTATTCACACGGTGTTATGATTAATTATAATGAAGACAAAGGACTGGTTTGTTTTGATGGGGGATTATATGATTGCTTACATCATAATCATGTTGAAAATCGAACGCACATTGCTTTGTGGGGGAAAATATCACAAATGGTAGATAGTTATGATTTCCATTTGTGTCCTGAAGGCATGGGTGTTACTAGAATTACAAAGAATTAAATTTAACACGGCAGGGTCACAATGATCCTGCCTTTTTTACAAAAAGAAACAAAGGAGAATGAGAATATGACAAAATTTGAAATGGCAAGAGTAGTAGTAACCGCCCTGTATGACCTTCCTGAACTTGCTACTGAAAAAAATCCAGTGGCATGGAGACATATCCAAAGTCTAACCAATGCCCCGAAAGATGTGGTGGAAGATCAATACAAAATGGCTCTGAATGCCCTAGAATCAAGAGGTCTAATGATTGAAGTGGATCAGGTTGTTGCTATAAGAGAAGTTGATACCATGACTCATCACAAAGCGTGCGAACTTTTCAATGATAAATTGAAGGATTTGGAATTGAAGCCCTTGGCTAATGTATGGGTGACAGATATAAAGACGGAAGGTGCTTGGTGTAAAATAGCTGATGTAGCAATAATTGATCATGGAAATCTAGGCTATTTTATAGCACTATTCAAGCACGTAGAAATAGGCATAGCTGTAAATAAACATGGGGGTGATTTACATCTCTTGGTGGAATATCATTACAAGCATTACAATGATAAAAAAAGTGGCCATACTTGTCGATTTGTTTATGATGATAAAAAAGTGTGGAGACAATACGACTAATGAAAACAAAATCATATAACACAAAAAAAAGACTATCAGTACAAGCAAAAGCAGAGATCCAGAGAATTCTGGATACCCACAATTATTACAAGAATTGTTTCACGTGGGGCTTTGGGGGGAATGCTTCAGTGAGACAATTTCAGGAAAATAAATTCAGAGTCATGAATCCTGATGTGAGGTTCACAACTAAGGATGGTTTCATCGATGTAAGGCAGAAACTAACCATATCAGGCAAAAGACACCAGTACAGGGCTATTATAGTGGTCAATGGGGCAGTCAAGAATATATTGGCTGTGAAGGGATTGCTGAAATGACAATGTATTCACAACAAATTTTATTAGATGATCTTGATGAGGAAGTTACACTGGAGCAAATCCAAGGATTAAGGTGGTGGATCATACAACAATTAATATTTAATGACAAAGGAGAACTGATATGAAACATCCCACAGAACAACTCAAAGAGCATTTTCAAGTAACTAAAGATTTTGATGCCTTCCCATTTTATCAGCATGCTCATGGCACTTTTTATATGAAAAATGCAATACAGTTGAGAGAGGACAAGCGAAAAAATAATAGTGACCAATATGGAGGGATGAGACATTGCCCTGAGTGCGGTCATGTATTCTTATTCTGTTCACCTAATGGCATACCAAAAACCACAACAGACATTTATCCTGAATTCAAGGAATTTTCTAATATGTACCCACAACAAATTTGCCTGTTATGCATCTAGTTGGATATAACTACAGATTCCATCTGATAGGAACATCATACCAAGAAAGAGATGTTTGCAAATGTATCTCTGGATACTCATGGGACAAGGGAAGTAAGTGCTGGACATATCCGGCTGATCCAGATACATTGAAAGTCTTGCTGACTTACTTTCCTGATGTAAATATTGATAATACAGTTTATACTGAAATGGATAAAAAGTCAAAAGAGTCCATCCAATTATTAAAGATTAAACAGGATGCCTATGAGCATCCTGATACATCAAAATATCTGAATTATGAATTCTATAATCACCAAGCAATATCTTTTGCATTTTTTAAGAATTTCAATAGCAATATTGACTTCTCGGAACCAGGTGCAGGAAAGACAATGGTACAGATTGCTTTAATGAAATTCAGGGATCTTAAATACACATTGATTATTTGTCCTAAAGCCCTGATTGATAATGTCTGGGAGAAAGACATTGTTGATTTCTGGGGTACTCACAAGAAAATATTTAAATTAAATAGCACAGTATTAAATGCTGAGAAAATTCTTGCTGAAGGCCAGCAGGGGATCTATATAATGAACTATGAGAAGTCATGGAGAATTGAGCCTGATCTCCAAAGAATTCCGTGGGACAGTATTATACTAGATGAATCATCGAGAATAAAAAATCATAACTCTAAACAATCTAAAAGCATTCTGAAGCTAGATGCTGAATATAAGTCTATTATGACAGGAACACCAGCACCAAATATTATGCTGGAGATATTCTCACAGATCAGATTTGTAGATAATAAAATACTAGGATCTAATTTTTATTCATTTCAGGCTAGATATTTTGATAAATATATTATACCAAATACTAATATTCCGAAAATATCACCAAAGCATGGAGCCATCCAAGCCATCAAGGAATTGTATGAGCCATATGCCATAGCGTGGAAAAAAAGTGAATGTTTAGATCTTCCACCAATTACAACTCAAACAATTACCTGTGAAATGAAAGGGGCACAGCTTAAGGCCTATAAGGAAATGGCTATTGATATGATCACATATATTGAAGGAGATGTTTATGATGCTCCGATAGTTCTGACAAAATTAATGCGATTGGCTCAGATCTCTAGTGGTTATTTACAGAACACAGATAATGAGGATTTGACATTTTTCAAACCTAATCCAAAATTAGATCTCCTGATGGAATTGCTTGGTGATATTCCCAATGACTGCAAAGCCATAATCTGGTGTAATTTCACCCAAAACATATTAATGATCAAAGACAAGTTGAAACAAGCATCTGTCACATACTACGGTGGCACAAAGGATAAGGACAGGGTGATTGCTATTGATAGATTTAAGAATGATCCAGAATGTAGATTTTTCATTGCTCACCCTAAATGTGCAGGTCACGGCCTGACATTAACATCAGCAAATTATGCTTTGTATTATAGCACAGACTATTCATATGAAGGATATCAGCAATCAGTAGATCGAATAAACAGGATTTCTCAAACTAAGCCAATGACCGTATATCATTTATGCTGTAAAGGATCTAATGATAATGTTGTTTTCAAGGCACTGGCCGGAAAGAAAACATTGAATGATTTAGTGAAAGATATTAAGGCCTTTGCTCAAGTATATAATAATTCTTAAATTTAAGCGTAAATTTTCAAAATAATAAAGGAACAAAGGATATGAATGGCAATGCCAACCATCGAAATGTGTACATCACAAATTTCAATTCTAGTTATTCTTTTTTCAACATAAGTGATTTTGCATCTCATGATAATATTAAACACATTACATCAGGAAGATTAAACATTCACAGTATCAAAGAATTGACCAGAAAAATTACATACAGCATAGCAGATATTACACCGGATGACTATGTATTGTTGTGCGGTAGCACCATTGCCCAAGCCATTTCCCTTGCTATTATTTTTGAAAAATTAGGCTCTATCAATTTACTCATATTTGACGCATTGAAAAATGAATATTTTATGAGAAAAATGAGCGTGTCTGATTATGATGATATAGCAACAGCCAATAAATAAGGAGTGATATGCAACAGGAACAAACTACCAAACCTGTCCCAATAGAGGATGTAATAAACAATTCAGACAAGGATCTGCTCAAGATTTTATCAGAGAAAATCTGCTTGGCTAAATTGGAAAATACAGATCTCAATACTAGAGTAAAGGCCAATAACAAGGCTATTGATAAATGGCATTGGGAGATCATGAAAATCATGGATGATCTAGGAATGGAGGAGGATGATGAGAAAATCACCACAGCATTCGGATCTCACAAAAGAGAAACAGAATTATATTCTACATTTGATGATGAGACAGGTGGATTCAACCAATTTGTCAAATGGGCAGTAAAGTCTCAAGCATGGGAATTCTTAAGAAAGCAAATCAATGTGACACCATTCAGAGAATTTGTAATCAAAAATGGTTTCACCCCACCTGGATTAGGGCATGGTACTAAGGCCAAAATCAAGAGTACAGTGTCCACAACATTCAGAAACAAAATGAAAGAGGAGAAGTCAAAATGACAAAAAAGTCAACAGACCTAACAAAGAAAAAAGATGAACTGGAATTGGTAGAAGGGATACCTGCTGGTGCCATAGTACCATCCACAGGATCTGGCAGAGGATTTGATGAGATGGATGCCGATGATTACATAGTACCATATGTAAAAATGATGCAACCATTATCCCCTGAGATCGATGAAGATGATCCTAAATTTGTTGAAACTGCCGGCAAGGGAGATCTACTGAATTCACTATCAGGATACAATTATGGGGATAAATTAAAATTCATCCCTATCATGTTCAAAAAAAGACGGATCTACTGGAAAGACAGAAGTGATGGTGGCGGAATTATCTGTGGTTCAATGAATTCAAAACAGCCTGATATGGGTGATATGATTGCTGATTCATGTAGGAGATGTCCCAAGAGTAAATGGACTAAGGATGACAAGGAAAATAGTGTCCCACCAGCATGTACTTTGATCTACACTTTCCCTGCTGTAGTATTGGGATTATCAGCCAAGGATATAGGTAATAAAATTGTTGCTGTATCATTTATGAACACTAGTTCCAATGCTGGAAAAGAGTTGGCAAACATGGCCAAATTCAGTGGTGGTGATATTTTCGCTAGACCTTATTTGTTGGAGACAAAAAAGGAGAAAAATGACAAAGGAACATATTATGTTCTCACCACAAAGTTAGCCGGACTGTTGACTGCTGAAGAATATGCTGATGCTGAAAAAGTCTGGGATATGCTTAAGGATATGACTATTGACTTTCAAGATGATAAGCATACCAAAGATGAGATGACAGAAGATACTGGGATTGATGGTAATCCTGTAGAGGTATTTTAACCAACCTATATGCTGGGAATTGTAATGGTTCCCAGCATATTCATATTATTCATATTATGAATTACACGAAAAGATTAAAATTGGAATTACAAAAATTAATAATTATCACAATTCAATAATCGTGAAAATATGAAAAGATCTATATACAATACAATGATGGAAAATTACTATATTGTATTTATTGGACTTATTTTTTATAAAAAAAATATACACTCTATAGTAAATAATAATAATATTTTTTTATATATTTATTAGCTGTTTATTCCCTATAGGGTTTTGAAAAAATATTTTTTTTTATTATTCCTAAAATATTTTTCTACATAGCAAAGGATTTGAATGGAATTGATTGACAAGATTAATAGTGTAATTCACTACCAGATTTTTTATGGGGACTATTTCAAAGGAAAGCAAACAAAAGTATCCCCAACAGAAGTATCTACCATGTGCCCTTTCCATACTGATAAAACACCTTCCTTCACATACAATTTAACTACAGGCCAATGGCATTGTTTTTCAAATTGCGGATCAGGAAATATATTCACATTTATCCAGAAGGCAGAGAATTTATCAAAAGATGAGGCACAGCAATTTATTATCAATAAATTAGGCCTACAGCCAAAGAAAAAAACAAAGAAAACAATAGATATTAGTGAGGTTGAATCCTACCATGAAGCACTACTGAATAATAGCAAAGCTGTGGAATATCTCCAAGCAAAGCGTGGTATCAATATTGATACTATTGAAAAATTCCGGCTAGGCTATCACTACAACAGATATACTATACCGATATTCGATGAATTTGGACATTGTATAAATATCAGGAAATATTCACCGACTACCACAAAAGGAGATAAATTCAAATCCTATGGTGCCGGATATGGTGAGGCAAAATTATTCCCATATGAGAATGTGAACCTGCCGTCACTTGTACTGTGTGAAGGTGAGATGGATTGTATGCTTTTGAACCAATTAGGAATTCCGGCCATTACAGTAACATCTGGAGCAGGGATCTGGAAGTCATTCTGGACAAAATTGTTCGAGCAAAAGACTGTATATATATGTTTTGATATAGATGAGAAAGGCAAATCAGGATCTCTTAAGATAGCAGATTATTTAAAAGATGTTTGTAAAAATCTTTATGTAATGGAACTACCTATAACAGAGCCTGATAATGGAGATGTTACAGATTATTTTATCACCCACGGAAAAACATCTGTAGAATTCAAGACACTGATCCAGAATACAAAACCATATCTTGCTGAAGTAGATGAGGATGTGATAAATAATTATATTGAAACTCCATTAGCTGAGGCATCAGAAGCAAAAAATTATTTTAAACATTTTGAAATGAAAGTGCTTGTTGCTGGCAAGGATCTATCACCATATTTAGTTCCACAAAAAATCTGTTTTACATGTGATCAGGACTTTGATAAAAAATGCCATTACTGCCCAGTGGGATTGGCTAACGGCAGAAAAAATATTTCCTTTGATTTAAACACCACGCAGATCCTAGAAATGATTCAAGTCACAAAAAAGGAATTAGATTTATATATCCGTAAAACAGCCGGAATTGTATCAACTTGTAGTAGGTACAATTCAGAGGTATTGGTGGCCAAGAATGTTGAGGAGATCCGACTCATCCCTGATATAGACTATCAGAATGATGAACAAAAATATGTCGTGAGGCAAGCATTTTTTATTGGCCATGGAATTGAAAGCAATAAGGTATATGTATTTAAGGGAATTACAATACCAGATCCCAAAACTCAATATGCCACTCATATGATACATGAGGCAAGGAAAGCACAGGATTCAATTGATACATTTAAAATGAATCCAAAATTAAAAAAAGCACTTAAGGTGTTTCAAATAAAAGGAGAATGATAATGCCAAAAGATAAGCTAGTAAAAATTGGTGCCTTGTGGGTTAGCAAAACCGGAGAAGGCAAGAAAATGCTATCAGGGAAAATGGGTGATGCTAAAATGCTAGTGTTTGAAAATGGATACAAAAAGTCAGATAATCAGCCGGATTATATTGTGTATGTAACTAATCCAGAAAGAAAAGAGAAGAATGGAGAATCTAATCCACCACCACCGGATGGATACCATTATGAAGGTAATAGATTGGTGCCTGATAGTGGTACAGCAATAGATGATGACATACCATTTTAAGGAGTAAAAATGCAACACAAATTCAGAGGATGGAGCAATGAAGAAAGCAGATGGGTTTATGGGGATAAATTCAAAGGATATGCTGGTGGGTCATTTATAAGGGAATATGAAAGTAAAAATGGGGATGCAAATCCAAATATATTTCATAATTTTAAAGTCAGGGCTGATACAGTTTCTATGTGGACTGGTGAAATTGATATAAATAAAAATGAAATTTATGAAGGGGATGAAGTTACGCACAGAAAAGAATTTAATAAATGGAGTGGAATAATAATATTTGAAAGGGGCACATTTTTATTAGATCGTGACAAAGATGGTAAGATGTTATTCTGCTGTAGGATGGATTTAGATTATTGGGAAATTATAGGCAACAAATGGAATTTAGATGTTAACAAAAACTGAACAACTAATTTCAAAATATAAAGATATTGCCAGTGACCTTGAGATCATTACTGGCATAAATGAACGGCAGGATCTCCTGCTGACTGTGGATCTGGTTTATCATTCTGTATTGAGATTTGAATTTCAAGGCCGGATGGTGCTGAAGGGTTATCTTGAGGCCTTAATACTTGGAGATACTAGGACAGGGAAAACAGCCACTGTAAAAGGCCTTATGGATTTTTATAAACTTGGTGAAATGGGCACAGGAGAATCATCCACATTTGCTGGATTAGTCGGTGGATTATCCCAAGTAAATAAGCGGTGGAATATACAATGGGGCAAGATCCCTTTGAATGACCGGAGATTATTTGTGTTGGATGAGGCATCCGGCCTATCTATTGATGAAATATCTATGATGTCAGGAATAAGATCCACAGGCATAGCAGAGATTATTAAAATTCAAATGGAAAAGACAAGGGCAAGGACTAGATTAATTTGGATATCAAACGCCAGAAGAGGTCAGCCAATGCAAACTTACACCTATGGTGTATTGTCTGTCAGGGAATTAATAGGAAGGCCTGAAGATATAAGTAGATTTGATATTGTTATTACTTCAGCATCTGGTGATGTTGAATCTGATGTGTATAATAAAGCTGTGAAGCGACAACAGAAAATAAAGATCAAGCAAAGGCTGTACAGGGATCTTATATTGTGGGCATGGTCAAGAACACCATCTGATGTTATTATTGGTGCTAAAGCCACACAAGCAATACTTGACTATGCATCTACACAGGGAAAGAAATATAACAGTGGCATTCCCATAGTAGAGCCAGCGGAACAACGAATCAAATTGGCAAAGATGGCTGTTGCTGTTGCTTGTCGATTTTTCTCCTGTTCTGAGGATGGGGAAAGAGTCATGGTATATCCTGAGCATGCTGAATTTGCATATCACTTTCTTGAAAAGTGCTATTCTAAGTCATCGATGAGGTATGATGAGTGGGCAAAAAAACAAAATGAGATGCTGGTGCTGAGAGATGTTGAGGAAGTCAAGAAAATTATCCCTAGAAAGACAGTGGACATGTTCATGGATTCTGAAGTGTTGAATCTAGGAGATGTTGAGGACATGGTGGGGGATCGACTAAATGCAAAGGATATTCTAAAAGTATTGAGGCATCAGAGAGCATTGATAAAAGTCAATTCATCTTTGTATAAAAAAACACCTGCATTTATCACTTTTTTACGGGATGTGATGTCAGGTAAAATTACATTGCCAGTGTCAGATTTTGGTGATGAGGAGGTATTTTAAATGATAGCAATTCTGGGTGGTGGACTTTCTGGATTGATGACCGGATATATGCTACAGGCATATGGGGCAACTCAAGATATTATCATCCTAGAGAAAAGGCACAATTTGTCATTCTCTAATATGTCAGCATCATTCTATTGTCATGAATATCTTAATGATAAATTAACACCAAAGGAAAATAAATTTTTAGTGAGGTGGATTGTAAATGGAAACATTAAAGATCCTGAGAAAAAATACTCAATGAAAGTTTATGATCAGATCCAAGATGTAAGTTTAAAAGTTACCGAATGTGAAGGATATAATCTGGATATTTTAGAAATGATCAGTAAATGTTCCCCATCTATCAGGTTATCATCTGATATTACAGATATTAATATTTACAATAAGGTTATAAAGATTAAAGATGGGGATGACATAAAATATGATAAATTAATATCCACCATAGCCATGCCAATATTTATGAACATATCTGGTGAAGGCCGATGCACTTTTGATTATAGGCCTATTTTTACCAAGACAGAATATGGTTTCAGGACTCACAATGATAATAGCATCACCCTTGAATATTTCCCTGATCCTGCTGTACATTACTATCGTAAGACATATCACAATGAAAAATGTGAAGTGGTAACAGAATCCCTAGAGCAAGCAAAAGGATTTTACCATAAAATTTTTCCAGGCAAGATCCGCATCAATACTGAGCAACAAGAACACTTGAATTTGTTTAGTATTGCTATGAGGAAACAAGGCATTTACTTTTTTGGTAGATATGCCCAGTGGGATCCCAAAGTGCTCATTACTGATGTATATGAGAATATAACAAAAAACATAGGAGAAATTATTTATGGTTGACTTGAAACAAATTTGGCATGATCAAAAATTGTTCAATAAGAATTTTGTAAAATATGATGAGGTAACTGATGAGGAAAGGCAAAAAATTACCAAAGAATATTGCCTTCAATTACAGGGTGAGATCCACGAACTATTGCGTGAGATAAATTTCAAGACTCACAGAGGTAACAGGAAGGTAATTTACAGCAATCTGAAAGAGGAGTGGATTGACATTTTCAAATACTGGTTGAGCATAGGGATATTGTGGGATTGGGAGCCAGAACATTTCAATAGTGAATATTTCAGAAAATCAGCAGTTTGCGAGCAAAGATATAAGCAGGAATTGGAATTGAATTTACTTGAAGATATCAATTGTATTGCGGTGGATATCGATGGTGTCCTTGGTGATTATCCTATTGCCTTTCAAAATTTTATTAAGGAACAAACAGGTGTGTGGATTGATATAACAACCTATGACTTATATGAAGAATATGCTAAGGTACTGTCATGGGATAAAATGATTGCTTTGAAACATGAATATAGAGATACAGGCCAGAAAAGATACATTCCTATTTGTGATGGTGCCAAAGACTTTCTGGATAGGCAGAAACAAGCAGGCAAAACTATAATTCTGCTCACCAGTAGGCCTTACAAGCAATACAGCCGGATCTTTGCCGATACTATGGAATGGTTGAAAGATGGTGAATTACAATATGATGCTATCATCTGGGATGAAGATAAAAATTATTCTGTCATCAAGGATTTTCCAAACATAGATTATATGGTTGAGGACAACCCGAAATTTGCTATTAACATTGCCAATCTAGGCTATAAAGTGTATTTAGTAGATAAAATATATAACCAAAATTGCCAACATGAAAATATTACAAGAATCAAATCACTAAAGGAGATAAAATGAAGCCAAAAGTAACATTAATGTCATGGTCAAATAAACCAATTGAGACAGTATATGCCTTGTGGGAAGCAAGTAAAAATGAAGATCCCTTACTGGATGTTAATCAAGTGAATATCAAGGATGCCCTTCCAGTATTTAAGAAAGTAATTGCCCAGAATATTCCGGTGGGTGAGCATATATCTTTTGTGTTCATGCTTGAAAATGTTTCTGTATCTTTCAGGGAACAAATGGTGAGACATCGCATCGGCACGAAAGTTGGTGATAATATCGGAGTTGATATTGTACCGGATCTCCATACATCAACATTCTGGTCACAGAGTATGAGAATTCAGGACATGGGAAAGTTTGCTGATTATGGGGCTTACAGAATTCCTGATGGATTAACACGAAGGCAAAAGCAAGAGTGGGATGCTGATATGCTTGAGGCACAGGATAGATACAATAATTGGAAAACTCGCATTCCAATTGAAGATGCTAGGGAAATGATTCCACTAGGAGCACAGCACAGGATCAGCTGGGCATTAAATCTCTGTTCTATTCAGCATATCATGGGCAAGAGATCCTGCTGGATTTTACAGGCAGGTTTGTGGTTTCCTATTATCCACGGAATTATTAATGAACTAGCAACCAAGATCCATCCGGCCTTCAGGGATATAGCACAACCACCGTGTATGGATAATAGTTGTTTTAAGACTTGTGTATATAAACTAGAGAATGAACGCAGAGTGGATGGATCTGATTGCCATCACGCCTGTCCTTTATATTTACAGGAAAATCACAAACCATATCCAATGGAAGATGTAGGAGAATTCCATGAACGCAAGGAATTATATGGTGAGATGTGGGGGATCGAATTATGATGTTACCCATGGTAAATCCATATGCTAAAATATTTCCTATATATGTAGATAATAGCCTAGCTGTAATGGATATAGATGGCAGAGTGATGTATGATCTTTTCAATGATGCTGGTATTTTGAGTTTGGGATATTATCCAAAAATGAGAATGCCATTGACAAGACCTAATTTTATGCCATTAATGTACACTAGCAGTACACGTGAAAAAGACTATGAGCAATTATCTGAAATTCTAGGATTTCCATATATATGGATGTCAGGCAGTGGATCAGAATCAGTGGAAGTCATGATAAAAATCATGAGAAAACACATGGTTGATAATGGCAGGGATGACAAATTTATATATGCTTACAGAGATGGATTCCACGGCAGGACATTGGGAAGTTTATCAGTAACAGATACACATAACCGGATTGGCTTTGAACCATTATTGCCATGGGTGAAATTCTTTTCATTACCATCAGAAATCAAAGATGATTGTGGAGGGATCTTGCTGGCTACAGTTTTCACCCACCATAAAATTATGCCTTACACTGATTCATTCTGGGACGGCATCAATGTGGCTAGAAACAAATATGATGTCCTGCTAGGACTTGATGAAATAAAAGTTGGAGCAGGAAGATGGGGCACTAATATATTTGCTCATGAATCATGGGATATAAAGCCTGATATGTGCGCTCTGGCCAAAGGAATTTCTGCAGGCAAAGGTGTAGCATTGACTTGCATAAATGAGAGAGCAGGGCAAGTAATGAAAGTTGGTGATCACTTTTCTACCTACTCAGGAAGGGAGAAAGATTTACACTGGACACTTAATGTTATCAAGGAAATTAAGAGGCATCTGCCAACAGTGAAAGCTAGAAATGAAGCTGTCAAGAACATTGCACAAAAATATAAATTTATCCCCATGGGAGAAGGGAATTTGGTTGGAATTATGTGTGATTCAAAAATAATGCAGGCACAACTTGACGATGCAGGTATAATATTGCCTGTGCTACAAAAAGATTGGATAATAATGGCGTGGAATTTTAATATTACTGATGTTGAATTTGATCTTATATGTTTAGGCCTTGGCCGTGCTTTCTCAGCATACAGGAAGATATACCCATGTTGATCATATTTGAAGGACTTGATGGATCTGGCAAAACTACATTCGCAAAGGAATTATCTAAACACAGTGGAATACCATATATGAAGCCTATGATTTACCATAAATTATGGTTATTACACCAGAATATTAAGGGATGGGATGAGCCTATCATAGACCTTACTGTTACTGATATGGCTCGAATATTAAATTGTGATATAATACTTGACAGATCTCTATTGTCTGTCATAATTTATCAAATTTATCATGGTAAATTATCACATTTGCATGCACATGATATGCTGGAATATTGGGTGCACAGCATTTTGCCTGTAGATTCTGTGTGTTATTTTATGAAAAGAGATCTTGAGAAATGTAAAAGAACAAGGATTAACAGATTTTCTCCTTCATCAATGGGTGATATAAATAATTTATATAACCAATGGATACTAGAATTGAAAACACTAGGTGCTCAGGTGGAGATTTTGAAAAACATTGCAGGCAAAACACCACAAATGCAAGTGGAAAAAATATATAAGGAGGCAAGTTGGAATACAATAACAACATAATAATCATGGGGATGCCTAGAACAGGCACATCTTTGGTCACAAACCTGCTGTCAGATGCAGGCTGGAATTTAGATGCTGGTGGAATTTTCAAAATGATGGGAAAGGATGAGTACAATAAAAAGGGATATTTTGAGGTCAGGAATATAATAAAAATAAATGACCAGCTCATGAGGGCAAATGTGCCATATTCATCATTCCTGCAACCTTATGATGTAGATGGGGACTTTCCGCTACACGAACAGGATTATTATGAGGCTATCCCTATGGTAAATGACTATACCAGAAGAGATAACTGGAATATGGCTCATTTCCGAACATTGGAACAATTGACACAACACAGAAATTACATAGAATTTTGCTACAACAACCTGAATCAGCCATGGGCAATCAAAGATGTTAGATTTCCTTTTACACTAGGCCAGTGGAATTTAAAATATCACAAAATTATTATTACACAAAGACATCCTGATGCAACATATGCATCAATGCAAAATATATATGGATCTATTTTCAATAGATCCATAGTGTATGGTGACCATTATGTTAATGATTTTACATCATTTAAAAAGTATTGTGATATATACGGATCTGCCATCAATAGTGTTACCCAACATTGCAAAAATGTATTTTATGTAGATTTCAAGGAATTGCAGGAAGGGAACATCCAAGGGCTAGAATTATTTGTAGGGATGGAATTGAATAAAAGTGTAATTGATAAAAATCTAGTAACAGCAGGAGGCATTGGTGGGTAAATTATATCACTTGCAACAGGTAGTTCTGCCTGCAATAAAAAATAATTTTGATAATCAGGTGGTGAATGGGACATATGATTGTGATAAATTAGATGATCCAGTACATGTTAAAATGTGCCATATAGATGTGCGATTATTGGAAGCCATAGAATTGCATAGCAATGGACTGAACCAAAGGGCAAACGACAAAATCATCAGTGCAATAGGCTATCTTGTAATGTTACACCAGTCCATATCTGCTGAGCAAAAAAATCAAAACTGTCAGATTTGATCAATTTGATTAATTTGACACATTTTAGAGAAGAAATTGTTGCAGGCAGTGTTGCATGAAATGTCGTAAGTTAAGTAAAAACAACAGAATTTGCAACATATTGCAGGCTCAAATTGTTGCAGGCAGGCATTGCAGAAAATCAAAAAAATCAGGTATGTCAGATTTGATCAATTTGATTAATTTGACACATTTTAGAGAAGAAATTGTTGCAGGCAGTGTTGCATGAAATGTCGTAAGTTAAGTAAAAACAACAGAA